TGTCCGTCTGAGGACGTGTTCCCGTTCCTGAAAAACCACCAGATTGTGCCGAGGTCGTCCGTCGTCTGGCAGAGGTGTGCGTATGCGTTGTAATAGGTCGCGCCGTCGAAGAGTTGGGTCTGGGTCCAGTCGCAGAGCACGGTCCCGTCGGACGCGTTGGAGAGGCACGCGTAGCACGCCCCGGGGTGCTCGGACAGGGCGACGAGGATCTTGCCGCTTGCGAGCAGCAGGATTGCCGGGTTGTTGTGGTCGTCGGCCGTGAGCGGCCCGCACGCGCTGCCGCGGACGTTGCCGATCTCGATGGTCTGGCCTACGTGGTCGTACCGCGAGATTCCGACGACGCCGCTGTCGTTGATGACGCATTCATACGTGTAATTGCCCGAGCGGATCGAAATCGGCTCGTTGAACCACGTCCAGATATTAGACTTAACCGGCGACGTCGGCATTGCTGTCGGACTCCAGGCACTCGATGCAATCGGCGAGGACGACCACCCGCCCGAGCGAATAGCAGTGGGTCCCGGTGCAGCCGCAGCCGTCGTGCGACGAGTAGAAGCAGCGGCGGAATCCGTGCCTCATGGCCCGGATCGCGTTCGCCAGCGGCGCCAGCGCGGGCGCGGGCGGCTCGATCTCGTCCGGCATGGCCAGCCGCGCCGCCGCGTGCGCACGCTCGACCGGGTTGCCCGATTCCAGCAGCGACTCCAACCACTCGCGGGTCTCGGGGCTCATTCGGAGACCGTCACCGTGCCGCCGATCGGGTCGGCAAGGTTGTTTCCGGTCGACGCCGTGAGGGTGTTGCTGAAGGCGATCGCGGTGCAGTTGAAGGTCATCAACCCGCTCGCCGCCCCGCCCACGAAAGTGCTGGGGCACCCGCTCCCTGCGATCCCGTCCCAGCCGCAAGTCGCATCCACGAAGTAGTTCCAGACCCCGCCGCCGTTCGACGCCTCGCCCCACTGGCGGTTGACCCGCCACGAGTTGGAGCTTGAGCACGTGACGTTGTAATAGATCGGGATCGACGCCGCCCCTCCGACGACGCACGGCGTCCCCGCAGTCATGGTCGGGTTTGCCGACACCGAGCCGCAGTAGTACCAGATGTCGATGCCGACGGAGCTGATGTAGGTGAGTGAGTACGTCCCGTTGACGTCGGTCAGGAATAGGGTCCGCGGCTGCGGGATCGGGCTCGACGTGCAACACAGGGAGCAGAAGTAGGAGGCGGTCGGGGAGAGCGCGATCTCGGTCTCTCCGGACTCCGTCAGCGTGTAGCTGGCCGCGTCGGTCGTGAAACGCGTCCTCGACACCTCGACCCAGACCGAGCAGGGCGAGCTCGCCTTCGTCCACATCAGCGTGACCCGGCCGGAGCTGTTCGTCGTCCCGGTCGCCAGCAGCGTCCCGCCGCTGGTGTCGTAGACGCTGACCGTCGCCCCCGGGAGCAGGTTGGTCGAGCAGCCGAAGACGATGAAAGTCTGGCAGCACGTCGAGCCGGACGGGTTGCCGCCCGTGATGGTCGACAGGACGGACCCGGCCCCGAACTGGATGGACCACGCGGTGCAGTTGCTGACCGTGTAGAACCACGGGCCGCCCGGGCCGCTCAGCGTCGCCGTCCCGGCCGTGCACTGGAACGTGTACGACCCGTCGGTCCACGTCGGGCCGATGCTGCTGTAGACCAGCGTCGAGACGGTCGGGCCGGGCGTCTTCGTCAGCGTCAGGTCCTGCGTCGGGATCGCGCACGGCGAGCAGGTCGTCGAGCATGCGCCGCCGCCGCCGCCGCCGCAGCACCCGCAGCCCGGCTGTTGACGCTTGGACACGCTAGCAGACCTCGAAGTCGACGAGCCAGCGCCTCGAGTGCGGTGTCAGCATGACCCGCTTGCCGCTCGTGACCTTGGTCGTATCGTTCCAGTTGAAGACCGTGATGCTGTTGCTCGTGTTGGAGAGCGTGCCGTTGATCTCGCTCCACAGGTAGACCGTGCCGTTGCTGTTGGCGTTGATGTCGGCCGACGCCACGCCGATCGCCCGGACGGCCTTGAACGTCATGACGTTCCAGCGGTTCCTCCATGCGGCGTAGACCTCGTCGCCGCGCGGGCACCGCAGGGTGTTGACCTCGATGGCCCAGTCGCCGTTGGCGTCGCCGGTCCGGCCGGTGTCGACGTAGGCGGTGCCGTTCCAGAGGACGTTCTTCCAGCCGTGCTTGCCGTTGGCGTCGCCCGTGGCGGTGAGCTTGATCAGGTAGCTGTTCGACGGCGGCCCGCTGATCTCGATGTTGGAGACGCCGTCCTCGGCCCCCGCAATCCGCATGGGCGGGACGGCCTGCAGCGACCGCCAGCGGTTGAGCTCGCGGTAGATGATGTTCAGGTGGACGGGCTCGAGCCGGTCGCCGTCCTTCAGTTCGGGGAATCGCCTGGCCATGTCAGAGGGTGATCAGCGGCGTGAAGTCCGCGACCTCGAAGATGTAGTTGCCGTCCGCCCGCTTGACCGCCTCCCACGAGCCGGTGTTCTTCAGGAACTTCCGCCAGTCCTGGTCGCGCTCCTGGAAGATCAGGCTGCACTGATTCGAGACCGTGCCGTCGTCGTTGAAGACCCGGTTGGTCTTGCCGCCCTCGAACAGCACCGTGGCGGTCGGGGCCCCGAGGAAGGTCGCGTTATTCAGCTTGCCGCGGAGCGAGCGGATCGTCGCGCTGGGCATGTATGGCAGGTTGTGATACGTGATGATCAGGGTCGACACCCCGTATCGCTCCTCGACCGGGATCTCGGTGGGCGTCACGCCGTCGTTCCAGGTGTACCGGTTGTCCCCGTAGGGGAGCCGCTCCACGCGGTAGTCGAATTCCTGCGTGCACCACGGGATCGGGGTCCCGGGGTCGATCTGGTTGACGTTGCCCGGGTCCTGGACGTTGTAGGGGCTGTACGGCAGCGTGCGGTAGGTGCAGTGGGCGAGGAACCCGCCGGAATAGTACGGGATGCCGGACGCGGAGAGGGTCGGGGCCCCCAGGCCCTCGATCTGGACGTCCACGCAGCAGAGGTTGATCGACAGCGGGTGCTGGTGCGGCCCGACGCGGATCGTCGTACTGCCGGCCCGCTGGGTGTAGCCCCGAAGCTCATTCGCCACGGAATCCGAGTTCGCCCAGTCGTCGAAATAATAGCTGACCTTGTAGTATGGGCCCTGGGTGTCGATGCCCTTCGCCATCGTGTCGACGGCGTGGGCGTAGCTATATGCGAGGGATGTTCCCATGGTCGTTGCAACCGAGGATCAGAGGTCGAGACAGGCTGCCGATTCCGCGCTACTCGCCCGGATCGCGAAGGCGACCGAGCGCACGAGCATGAGGGTGGGCGCGCTCGAGTTCGTCGCGTGCGCCTGGGTCGTGGTCAAGGTGCTGGGCCTGCTGCTGTCGGGGCCTAGTTCGCCCGCCCCCTGAGGACCACCCCGGCGGCCTCGGGCTGCTTCGGCTTGGTGACGGCCTCGCGGATCTTGACCAGCTCGTCGAGCTGCTTCTTCGCGGTCTCGTCCTTGGGCCGCAGGATCGATTCCTGCGCGGAGCTGACGAAGTCCGAGGCGCTCATCGCGCCCCAGCCGCCGGACCAGCTGCCCCGCTGGATGGCCTGCTGCCGCCTGGCGATCTCGGCATCCAGGCCCATCCCGTTGACCCTCTGGCCGATGCCGCCGAGCATCCCGAACGCGCCGAACCCGCCGCCCCCGAAGATCGGGGCCGCCGCGAACGCGTCTGCCTCGCGGGTCCGCATGGCGAACGCCTCGAAGGACTCGCGGCCCGGACCCGGGAGCTGCCGGGCGAAGATCGTGCCGTCGGGACGCCTGAGCGGCTGCGAGAGGTCGCCCGTCATGCCCCTTGCCATGACGTCCGCCAGCTCGCCGGCCGCCGCCTTCGAGAAGCCGGCCCGCAAGTTCAGCATCAGCGCCCCGAGGACGCCGCGGTCCGCGATGACGGACTGCTGGCCGCGCCGCGCCGTGAGCACGTCCGCCGCCCCGGACGCGAGCGGCTGGCCCGCCTCGGCCTGGAAGTTCTCCCACTCGCCCTTCAGCCTCCGGATCGAATTCGCGTAGCCGTCCATGGTCCTGGCCGCGTCGCCCTGCGCCTTGCTGAGCCCCTTGGTGATGATCTCCACGCGGGCGAGCACCTTCTCCTGCTCCGTCAGCTCGCGATTGGTGGGGATGATGTGCGACGCCAGCGCCTCCTGCTTCATCGCCGCGTCCGACAGCAGGACTCCGAACGCACGCAGCGGCTCGGCCTCTCCGACCATGCCGCTCCTGATCTTCTCCAGCGCGTCCTGCAGCGGGACGTTGAAGAAGCTGCTGGCGTCGTTGGCCAGCCGGGTCAGCCGCACGGACAGCTCGGCGGACTTCTCGGCCGTCAGCCCCGCGCCCTGCGCCACCAGCCCGAGGTTGGACGCCGCGTCGAGCGTGACGGTCTTCACGCTGCCGAACTTCGCCGCCATGTCGTCGGCCATGCCGGTCACGACGGACGTCGAGTCGCGGAAGACCTCCTTGACCTTGTTCATGGTCTCGGCGAGGTTCGACCCCTTCTCGGCGACGTCCATGAGCCCGCGGGCGCCGAGCCCCACGCCCAGCGCCGCCATGAGCGACTGGGCCCGGCCGACGAAGTCCTTGAGCTTCTGCTCCGAGGCCGCGAGGCCCTTGTCGAGCCCGCCCGACAGGGAGCCGATTTCCACGTAGGCTTCCGCGAGCTTACCCAATGGACTGCACCTGCCTTATCAGGTCCCGCATGTCGTCGGGGTCGTCGATCCGCCCGACCGGCTCCTCGCCGCCGTTGAGCAGGCAGCGGACCTGCGGGAACGTCAGTTCGTTGATCTCGTGGTACGTCATGCCGCACTTTGCCCTGAGGTGCTCGTAGAGCCATCCCCAGTCGTCGGGCTCGGGGGAGTCGCCTCCCCTGCGCCTTTTGGGACCGAGGGCTCCCCGAACAGGCAGATCATCAGCAGCTCCCCGAGCTCGCCGGCCGTCGCCGAGTCCACGATCCGGTCGGCCTGCTCCTCGTCCAGCTCGGTGCCCCCGGCCGCCAGCGCGGCCTGCAGGAACATGGCCCGGCCGCCCTCGATCTCCTCGAGGGCATTGATCCACGCCGGGCTGCCGACCTTCGGGGGCCAGCGACGGGCCTCGTCCTGCGCCTGCCGGAACAGGGCGTCCTGGACGGGCTGCGGCACGTCCGGCACCTCGGCCAGGGCCTTCAGGGCGACCGCCACGGGCGACGGGGCGACGCTCTTGAGCCACGCCTGGAGCTCGCCCCACTCGCGGAGCCTGAGCTGACGGACCGGGTACTGCTTGCCCGCCAGGGTGACGGGCCGGCAGGCGTTGGACATGAGATCGAGAGGGTACATTAAACCACCGGGTATGTGACGGTCCCGTTGTGCAGCGACGTCGTGATGTCGAGCTGCACCACATCCTCGGCGCCGCCGTTCTTGGGCGTGACGTTGGTGATCATGGACGGGACGATGTAGGCGTAGTTGGTGTTGGACGACGAGTTGCCGACGAAGCAGTACATGGTCACGACCTGCCCGTCGACCAGCCCCCCGTTGGCCGTCAGGTACTCCGAGGCGTCGGCGTCGTGGATCACGGTCGCCGTCACGGTCGCGTCCTGGAGCGTCTTCTTGCGGAATCGGCCGTCCCGGAAATTCGAGACGTCCTTCGCCTTCGGGTCGATGTTCAGCGTCCAGTTGATGGCCGCCAGCACCGTGTTCGTGCCGTTGAAGTTCACCACGAGCTTCGCCTGCTGGCCGGCGGTCGAGTTGAAGGCCATGGCCTTGCCCCCTTAGAAGTTGCCGAGGATGACGTACTTGAAGGTGATCGGGTTCGACCCGCCGTTGGTGATCTTGAGCTGGTCGTTGCCGGCCGACACCGCGTACTTGTCGGTGCTCGCCACGGAGACCTGGAAGTAGTCGAAGACCTTGACCGTCGCGGTGTTGACGCTGATCAGGCCCGTCCAGGTGTTGGTGGCGGCGGCCCCGATCGTCAGGAAGTCGCCCGTGGTCCGGCTCGTGGCGTAGACCGCGATGCCCCGCACCCCGTTGGCGAACGCGACCGTCCGGCCGATGTCGTCGGTGGTGTTGGTCAGGACGATCGTGGTGTTGGCCGACGCGTTGAGCGTGACGGTGGTGACGCCCCGGGCGAGGTACTGATTGATCCCCAGGGCGGTCGCGCTGTTGCCGTTCACGTAGGCGAAGCTCGGCACGATCTGCCCGGTCGCCGGGACGCTGTTGGAGAGCGCCTGGGACATCGTCTCAGAGACGCTGATCTGCGTCGCCATCGAGGCCGTGACGGTCTGGGCTGCCATGTTCTCACCACCTCGAGCAACAGAAGACGATCGGGATACGGTGCACCCACACGTCGGAGCCGTCCGGGCCCAGCCCCTCCTCCAGTTCGCCGCCCTCGCCCTCGGTCTCGTACCGGCCGGACTCCGTGCCGCCCAGCCACGCCAGCGGGCCGGAGACGAGCAGCAGGTCCCGGATCTGGCCGCCGAGATTCCGGGCGTCGGCCGCGTAGACCGCGCGGGCCTCGATCATGACGGTCGGCCACTGGACCGAGCGGGTCCCGCCGCCGATCACGTTGAGCACGCGGGTGTCCCCCTGCGTGAACGTCAGGTACGGCAGCGGCGTGGACGCCCCGGTCGGGGCGTCGGTGTTGTGGACGCCGCCGGGGAAGGCCGAGACGATCCACGGCTGGTCGTCGGCCCACGCCACGAGTGCTTCGATGAGGTTCGCCGGCATGTCAGCCCGTCCACTTCCAGGGTGCCGTCAGGATGGACTTGACCGTCGGCATCGCGTCGCGGAAGGCCCGGACGAGCCAGGGACGCGGCAGCATGCGGGACGTGCCGAGCTCGAGCCAGCGGCCGTATTTCACGTTAGTCCCCACGCGGGCCAGCATCTTGACGCCCTGGATCAACTCCCACGTGACGGATCGCCGGAGGTGCCCCGTCTGCTTGTGCGGGGGCGAGCCGGGCGACGAGGGGAACGCGCCGTAGATGGTCTTCCTGGTCCGCTTGACGGCCCGGACGACGGCGCCGCCAGGCCCCACGACGCCCGTCCCGGCGACGCTCAAAAGCTCCTTGGCGTCGCGGTCGACCACGATCGCGGCGCGGGACAGCCGCCGCTTCTGCTCGGCATGCACGGCCCGGCGGAATCGGTCGAAGTTGTTGGTCGTGATCGGCATCAGCGGAGCGGCCTCTCCTCGCAGTAGTGGTTCCAGATCCGCCCCGTCCCGTCGCCCGCCGGCTCCACGGCGTTGATCGTCAGGATTGCGCCCGTCTCGGCCCACAGGAGCTGATCCCGCAGGTAGCCCAGCCGCGTGTTCGACGTCACGACGTGGGACACGATCATGTTCTCGCGGGAATGCTGCTGGGCCTGGATCGCCGACGCGGCCGAGACGCTGCACGAGGCCGAGCCGCCCCACGCGCCGTAGGTCGGCACCCGGCCGCCGGCCGCGTCCTTGCTCCACGTCGCGGCCCGGGCCTTGACGGAGTCGGTGTAGATCAGCGGCGGGATTCCGGGCCAGGGCATGGTATGATTTCAGCGGGAGGTAATCATGGACTGGAAAGAGAGAATCGCGCATCAGGTCGGATGGCGGAAATCACTGCGAGCATTAATCCCGGGCGGATCGATCAAAGAAAAACGCATCAAGATCGAATGCGTCCCCGACCCCTCGGTGATCCGGTCGCTGGTCGGCTGTGTCGTCGCGGACGAGATCTCCGGGGTGGAGGCGGGGAGCCTGCTCCTCCAGGGAGTCACGATCGACATGGGCATCGCCACCGCCGTGTTCGCCTACAGGCCGACTCCATTCAATCCGCCGGGGCTGGTCGATGCCGAGGGATACCCGGCATATCCGGCCATGAGCGTCGAGCCGCTGTTCACAGGACGACCTCCGAGTAGCGGGCGAGGATCGCCCGCGCCGGCTCCGGGACGACGTCCAGCGAGTCCCGCAGGACGTACGAGCGGTCCTTCACCGTCTGGCTCTTGACCGGACCCATGGCGGGCGTGGCCTCGATGATGGACTGGACCGTCATGATGGTGGCGGCGGCGAGGTCGTCGGGCACGACGTAGTACCCGAGGTCCGAGTCGGCCTTGAGGTACGCATAGCCGGCCCGGTAGGTGCACCGCACCCCCATCCGCCGGGTGTCCAGGAGCTCCCTCCGGGGGTTGGCCACCAGGAAGTTGCCCGAGATCGACTGGTTGACCTCGACGACGCCCCGCTCGGGGTCGAGCCAGTAGGAGTCGAGCGGCTGGCTGCTGACGAAGAACTCCGGGCGGCCGGACTTCGCGTCGCGGGGCCCCACCGTGCCGAACAGCTCGGAGGTCGGCAGCGCCGCGGCCTGGCCGTAGGCGGTCGCGGCCCAGCCGTTGCCCAGAGCGTTGATCGCCGCCACCAGGAGCGTGATCGTGGCATAGGAGCTCACCGTGAGGGTCTGGGTCGTCGTCGTGCCCGAGAGGACGGAGGCGAAGGACAGCGTCGTCGGGACCAGCGTCCCCTGCGTCGCCATGACCTCGGACACGCTCGCCATGTCGGCCGTCGTGTTCGACACCCAGAACGCCGCCTGCTGGCCCGCCGCGCACCGCGTCAGGTCCGCCACGGGCCACGTCCGGAGCCGGACTTTGTTGGAGTTCTGCGGCCTGATGAAATGGTCGTAGCTCGACAGCACGAGCGGGCGCTGGCAGAAGCTCTCGACCGCCCGCGTCGCCGCCGCGAGCGCGGTCGGCAGGGCGTCGTACTGGTCCCGCGTCATGTTCGGCAGGTAGCTCTCGGCCTGCGCCGGCGAGGCGAGCAGCCGCTGATACGGCCGCCCCGTGCCGCCGGCGCCGGGGTAGACCGTCAGGGTGCCGCGGGCCGCCGCGACGTCCGACGTGCCGACCCGGAGGTCGACGCCGTAGACGCCCCACGGCAGCGCCGCCGAGTCCGCGGCGTCGATCAGGACGTCCAGGTCGGTGTACGAGCCCGTCGTCTGGCCGCTCGACCACGTGGGCGTCAGGGTCGAGAATGCGGCCTGGTTGTCTCCGACCCCGACGTCCAGCGACAGCGACTCCGTGCCGTCGAACCCGGCCGTGAGCGTGATCGTCTGGGCCGTCTCGGTGCCCTGGATGGCCCGGAGTTCGAAGTCGGTCGCCATGTCAGGATGCCCGCCCGTTGGTCAGGATGCCGACCTCGTCCGGCCGGTTGTTCCAGATGCGGCAGCCGTGGTGGTCCACCAGCGGGCGCCACGTCGCCCCGTACCGCAGGCCCGCGGCCTCGAGTTCCCGCGACATCTCCCAGTCCTCCGGCCGGAACTGCGGGCGGCGGGTGCCGTCCTCCTGCCGGTGGATGCGGTTGAAGACCCGGAACGTGAACGCGTCCCAGAAGTCGCACCGCAGGTCGATCAGCATCAGCCCGGTGTTGATCAGCAGCACCTCGTCGTCGCCCTGGCAGACGTCCTTGCCGGTGAACGTCGCGGGCAGCTTGCCCATGTCGCGGCGCCGCACGTACCGCAGCGGCTCCCACGGGTTGGCCTTGCTGCCGATCGCGGTGCTGGTCCGGTCGTCGTCCGGGTCCTTGATCGCGACGACGGCCGAGATCGCCACGAGGCCGTGCAGGTGCATCTCCTCGGCCAGCAGGTCGACCCAGCCGCGTTCGGCCGACACGTCCGAGTGCACCATCGCCAGGTGCGTGATCCGGCCCTCGTCGCGCCACGCCAGGCACTGGGCCAGGAGCGTGTTGAAGTTGTGGGTCAGCGACCCGCAGTCCATGTCCATCTCGCCCGCCCGGTTGACGAACCGGTCGATCGTGGCGTACCGGACGCTCTTGACGCTCTGGATCTCGACGCCCCGCGAGTGCGGCAGCGTGATCATGACGTCCCACTTGCTGGTGCGGAGGATGCCGACCCCGCAGCACCGCTGGATGTCCTTCTCCTCCAGGCCCGTCGCCAGCACGCCCCGCCGGACGGATTCATAATCCCAGTCGTGCCAGAGGATCGTGCCGCCGGGCAGCAGCACCTCCATGGCCAGGGCCGTGTCGCGCTCGACCGACTCCGCGTCGTGGGAGGCGTCGATGTAGACGACCTCGAAACGCCGCTTCCTCAACTCGGGGCCCGCGGCCCCGATGGTCGAGACGACCTCCTCGACCCGGCCCGCGAATCCCGACCGCCGGACGTTGGCCAGGAAGTCCCCGAGGGTGTCGGCGAATCCCGTCGACTCGTCGCCCGTGAACGTGTCGACCGAGACGACGTGCTTCGCCGTGGACGCCAGTGCGAGCGTGCTCTTGCCCTTCCACGCCCCCAGTTCCAGCACGCGGTTGCCCTTGGCGATCTCCTGCAGCAGCAGCGCCTCGTCCGCCAGCAGCCAGCCGTCCACCTCGGACCAGTGGGTCGGGACCGGCGGCATGTGCTCGGCGCGGCGGAACAGCAGGCCCGTGCCCTGGAAGTACGCCTCCGGGTGCTTCTCATGGGCGAGGTGACGGAGCCGGTTGGTCTCGTCCTGCAGGAACTCGAACCCGGCCGCCATCATCCGTTCGATCCAGTATTCCGACGTCTGGCAGTTGACGTGGTTGTGGCCCGCGAAGCCGGGCGGGGCTGCCGTCATGAGGACGTAGCGGCACTCCGCGAACGCGGCCAGGATGCAGGGCCAGTGGTGGGCCTCGACGTGCTCCAGGAACTCGCTGCACCAGCAGAGGTCGTACTCGCCGAGCCCCTGCGGCTTGTCGTGCCGGAAGTCGTGGCACCGGATGTTGTCCGCGACCGAGCCGGCGCGATCCACAATACCCTCGGAGCCCTCCAGGCCGTGGGCATCGACGCCCTGATCCTGGAACCATTTCGTCGAGTAGCCGAAGCCGCAGCCGACGTCCAGCACGGAGTCGATGCCGTACTTCTCCACGACGTCGCGCCAGACCTCCGGGATGTACGTCCGGGGGTCGCCGACGTCGCCGAACCCGCAGCCGCCGAGCGGGCCGTCGGTCACCATGGAATGCGAGTCGCAGACGGGGAGGACCGTCAGGGATTTGTTGTCGATGGCGGCCAGCATCTTGTTCTTGATGTCGGTGATCAAGGATTCGCCTCGCGGACAAGGGGGGTGAAGCCCGCCGCGCCGCCCCGTCCTGGGACCGACGCGACGGGCCGAGGCGGACGTCAGTCCGCCAGGGGATTCATGAACGAGTTGTAGCCGCCGGCGAACCGGGGGACGTTGCCCATCAGGTACGTGATGGACAGCGTGGTGTTGGTGCCGTTGGCCGCCGCCACGTTGAACGTGTTGAACCCGTTGGCGATGTCCAGCTTGGCCGCGTCGACCTCGATGCAGTACATCGCGATCGCGTTGGCCGTGTTGGTGGTCGTGAACGTGTTGCTCGCCACCGTGGCCGCCGTCACCGCCACCGAATTGGCGATGTCGGTGGACGTGAAGACGGTGTCGAAGCCGAGCGCCTTGGAGTTGGTGCCCGCGACCGCCTGGGACTGCGCCAGGGTGATGGCCGAGCCGGTCACGCCGGTCGTGTTCACGACGGTGATGACGGCCGTGACGTGGTTGTATCCCTTCAGGCTGACGAGCTTCGGCGATAGGCTCGTCGCCACCTTGTTGACGATCGCGGGGACGATCGCGTACTTGTCTACGGTCCTGGTCCCGGAAGCCATGTTCTCTACCTCGCTTTCTGGAGATGCGGGGGGGCCTCGAATGACCCCGCCCGCGAAGACATCACGCCGGGATCAGGTCCGGGTGCTGCTGAGGGTCACGACCGAGCTGTACTTCGCGGAGCCCTTGAAGGCCGACAGGGCGACGTCGTCGTAGGGCTGGGCGTCCATGCGGAACCGCCACTTGTAGGCGAACTCGTCGTAGTCGAACCGGAGGTGCATCGACATGAACGACTGGAGGCCGCCCTTGATGATCGTGGCCCAGCCCTCGGGGCAGAACAGGATCAGGTCGCCCTCGGTGCCGAGCGTCGCGCACTGCTCCATCACGAGCGCCGGGCGGCCCATGAACTTGAACTCGGTCGGCTCGTTGGGCGTGTAGACCGCGACGCCGGCCGCGGTGCCGGTCGCCATGTACATCCGGTACAGGGCCGACTCGCAGTCCTGGTTGTACAGCCAGATGGCGGACGATCGCTGGGAGCCGATCGCGTTGCGCCACATGTCGGTGATGTTCTGGTACACGATCGTGCCGGCGCCCTGGCTCGAGACGGCCGTGGTCGTGACCTTGCTGTTGGCCTTGAGGATGCCCTGCGGCATCCCGGAGCCGAGCCCGTTGATCAACGCGTCGTTGATCTTGAAGTTGACTTCGCGCGGGACCAGACGCCCGAGGTACGCCTCCAGGGCGACGGCCGAGTCCATCAGGAGCTCCTCGGTCACGTAGGTCAGCACCGTGAGCTTGTGGAGCTTGAGGTTGATGTTGCGGAACTTCGGGCTCGTCTTGGCGTACTGGTCGGCCTCGCCCTCCCAGTAGCCGAGCACGCCGCCGTGGCGGGAGCCGTCGGCGCGGCTGTCCTCCTTGAGGGCCGGCACCGTGAGGGTGTTGCCGGCCAGCGGCAGCCCCTGGAGGTACGGGAGGATCTGGTTCGTCGCCATCATCCTCTCGTAGATGTTGTTCGAGAACTCCCGCGGGATCAGGTCGCCGCCGTCGGGGTCCGACTCCTCGAACATCCCCTGCGGGGCCTTGACCTGCAGGTACTGCCAATCTTTCAGCATGTCGACGGCGTGCGGGTCGCCCCGCCCGTCGCGGCCTCGTCGGGTGACGCACCAGGCGAAGTGGCCGAGCGACTTGAAGCCGCCGGTGGGCGCCTTCTTGTCGAGCTCGGAGTCGCCGAAGGCGATGTGCTGCCGGCCGTTGCTGGCCTTGACGTCGCAGGCGAACCGCGTGAACTCGCGGCGGGTCGACGGCTCGGCCGCGGTGCCGTCCATCTTCCGGAACACGAGCGGGTCCTGGTCGACCGTCACGCCGTCCCCGACGGAGAACGGCAGGGGCCGGCCGCCGCGCTGGGTGATCGTCTTGATGGACTTCTCCATCTTCTGGCGGATCTCCTGCTCACGCTGCCGGGCCTCCTGGTACTCGAGCATCTTCCGCTCGAGGTCGGAGGCGTCCTTGACTGCCTGGTCCGACTTGGCCAGCTCGATCTGGGCCGCCTCGGGGTCGCTCAGGGCGAGCTGCTCGAATCGAGCGGTCGCCATCTCCACCTGACTGCGCTTCGCATCCCACTGGGAGCGGAGCTCCTGAAGCACTGGGTCCATGAACTTCGCTCCTGTTCATCGCATGAGCGCGAACTGCGTGTGGACGCGAACCGCTCGCGCCCGCATGTCGTCGAGGTTCCGCTGGATGCGGAGCCTCGCTTCCTCGGCCTCCGTGGCCTTCCGGTTGCGGGCCGTGGCCGCGCCGCCGATGCCCTGGTCGCCCGGGATCGAATTCCCGGCCGAGCGGCGCGGGTCGACTTCCTTCGTCGTGTCGTCGGGGTCGCCGTCCGGCTCGTCGGCGGCGTCGTTGTCGGGGTCGTACTGGTCGACGAGCCCCTTCATGTCGCTGCACATCGTGGACAGCGTGCCGTGCCACGCCTTGAGCTTCGCGTGGTTGCTCTTGCTGAGGACCCTCCCCGCCTTGGTCTGCGTCTCCAGCCAGGACTTGAGGGCGTCGATCGTCAGCACCTTGTCGCTCATCTCGGGGCCCCCTTCGTCCCCTAGGGACTTGGCGGATACCGCGTCGGCGGCGGGATTCATCGGCAGATTCACGAATGACGCCTCGTAGAGGTCGAGGCCGTCGATCCGGCGGACGGAACGCCCGCCCTCGTATGCCTGGCGGGTATCGCCCGCGCCGGTCTTGTAGCCGATCGAGCCCTTGACCCGCTTGCCGGCCCGCATCCGCTCGACCACGACCGTCCGGCACGCCTGCGCCTCCGGAGTCGTGTGGAACCGGCCCTCGATCAGCAGCCCCTTCTGGTCCTGGGTCGCCCGGGTGGCGTAGCCGACCGGGAGCCGCTCCATCTGGTGGTTGATGCCGATCCAGCCGTCCTTGACGAACTCCTCCAGGTTGCGGAACGCCCCGGGGCTGATGACGTCGCCGCCGCGGTCCACGTTGCCGAACGCGGCGAAGTAGACCGAGAACGCGCCCTGGTCGTCGATCGCCTTGACTTCCCAGTCGCCGGCCTTGATCTCGAGGTCGGGCATGGGTCAGGTCCTCGTGCTGCTGAGGGTGACGACGGCCGAGGTGGTCTGGGTGCCCTTGTAGGGCGTCAGGGCGACGTCGTCCTTGACCTGGCCGTCCATGCGGAAACGGAACTTGAACATGCTCTCGCCGTAGTCGAACCGGACGTGCGTGCTCATCGCCGACTCGACCCCGAGCTGCTTGACGATGCAGGCGTAGCCCTGCGGGGCGAACGCGATGATGTCGCCCTCGGTCCCGAGCGTGGCGCACTGCTCGATCAGGAGGGCGGGGGAGCCCATGATCCGCAGCGAGCCGCCGTCGTCGTAGGAGAGGAAGTTGGTCGCCGAGTGCTGGCCCGTGCCGACGTACATCCGGTCGAGCGACTGCTCGGCGTCCTGGTTGAACAGCCAGACCATCCCGCGGCGGAACGCGGGCGTGATCCGGTTCTTCATGCTCAGCAGGTTCTGGGCGACGATCGTCGTCGCACCCTGGCCGCTCACCGCCGCCACCGTGATCTTGCTGTTCGCCTTGAGCAGACCCATGGGCTTGCCGGCCCCGCCGCCGTTGATCACCGCGTCGTTGACCTGGAAGTTGATCTCGGCCGTCGCCAGCGGCGTGACGTAGTTCTCCAGCGCCTGCGGCGAGTCCTCGATGATCTCCTCGGTCGCGTAGACCCCGACGACCAGCTTGTGCAGCAGCAGCTCGATGCGGCGGAACTGGGGACTGGACCGGGTGTACTGGTCGGCCTCGTAGGCCCAGTAGCCCCGGACCGTGCCGTGGCGGGACCCGTCCGCCCGCGAGTCCTCCTTGAGGGCCGGGATGCCGATCCGGCGGCCGGCGATCGGGATCGGGCTGAGGTACCGCAGGAGCTGGTTCTGGTCGTACGTCCGCTGGTACAGGTCGACCGCGTATTTGGGCGGCACGAGGTTCCCGCCGTCCGGGTCGCTCTCCTCGAACATGCCCTGCGGGGCCTTGGCCTCGAGGTCGATCTGCCGCTGCTTGGACTGGATGTCCTCCCACCGCTTCAGCTCGACGGCCGCCTGCCGCAGCCCCGGGTGCCCGTGGTGGCCGCCCTTGGCCGTGGCCCACAGGAAGTGGCCGAAGCTGGTGAAGCCGCCGGTCGGCAGCAGCCGGTCGTGCTCCGAGACGGTGCTGCCCTTCGGCTGGGCCGGCTCTCGCTCGGGCTGCCCGTCGTCGCTGTCGTGGTCGGTCGTGATCTTGAGGGCTCGGCTCATGGTTGCGGACTCCGATCGGCCCGCGATCGCTCGGGGCTGCTGGGTGGTCGTCGGCGTGGTGGGCTCACTCGGCCCTGAACGGCTCGATCGCGCCGGTGTCGGGATTGATCGTGACGAGTTCCGGCGTCCTGTCGGTGCCGGGCTTCACGCGGAAGATCAGGCCGGGGACGCTGAAGTCGCCCCGCGCGGCGGCCGCCGCGGCGCGATGGTGGCCGGAGTAGATCCAGAACCTGTCCTGGTCGTACAGCGCGACGATCGGGGCCGCGGGCGGCTTGCCGCGATAGTGCTCGACGATCCGCTCGTTCACGGTGTCCTGGAACGGGCCGTAGCGGTCGCCCTGGACCCGCAGCATCGCGATCGGCACCGGGGAGATGGCCGCCTTCGGCGCCTTCTCGGCCTGTCGCTCCACCTCGTCATGGTCGATCCGGACGGCGTGCGGCTCGTAGGGGATGTAATCCGTGACCGGCCTGTTGACCTTCCCCGGCTTCGGCCGATCGGGCGACGCCGGGGCGTTGATCCCCCGATCCGCGGCGGGCTTCTTGGGCAACGCCTGCGGCTTCTGCGCCGCGGGCTGCTTCGGCTTCGGCGCCTCCCCCTCCGCGTAGTCCTGCTCCTCGGGCTCGGGGTCGTAGAGCGTGGCGGACCACTCGGGCTGCCGGTCGATGTCGAGCACTTCCTGAACGGAACACTGACAAGAAACGTGCAAGGGGGGGAACTTTATCGTTGCGTATGCGGGATTATTCCCGATGACGGCGAACGGCTGGCCGAGCCGCACGGCCGGGACGCGACGCGCGACCGTCTGGCAGAGCGGGCAGGCGTCCTCCGACAGCAGCCACTTCCAGCCCGTCACGACGTCGGAGTCGACCGCCGACATCTCCTGCGCGGCGTGGACCGCCCGGGATGCTTCGGTGGCGGCGATCCGCCTGGCCCGCCACGTCTCGGCCCCGCTGAAGATGTCGTTGATCCGCTTCGTCAGGTCCGCGACCGAGTCGCCCCGAGCGATCAGTCCCTCGGAGATCGCCTCCCGCGTCTTCCGCAGGGCCTCGGTCAGCTCAAGGTGCGTCGTCGCGTTGGTGCTCTCGCAGAACTCCAGCGTGGACTTCTCGACGGCCTGTCGCGTGTTCGGGTTCACGACGCTGAAGCTGTCGGGGTCGAGCCCCAGCCTGGCGTTGAATGACTGCCCGGCGTCGTCCCAGATGGCCCCGATGAGCGGCACCATCCGCTCCGACATCGGAAGGCTGCCCAGCCCGAAGGCGTCGAAGTCCGGGATGGACGGCGGGATGTCGCCGCCCGACTCATCCTTGGTCCGGATCTCGCCCGTCTTGACGTAGTGCAGCACGGCCTTGCGCTGCCGCTTGAACCACGCCCGCAGCTCGCGCCGGACCTTGTCGCCGCGCGGCAGGCCGTAGGTGTTCTTCTCGCTCAAGCCCCGATGCGTCCCGTCATCGGTAGATCCACCGCTTCTCCTCGTCCGCGGGCTTCCCGTTGCCGTTCATCGCCGGTGCGGGCAGGCCCCCGCGTGGCGGGAATGCCGGCTCGGGCTGCACAGGCTCGAAGTCGACGGTCGGGTCGATGATCCGCCCGATGATCTCCTCGTCGAGCGACGGGAAGGACGCCTCGATCATGGCCCGCGCCGTCTCGGGCGGCAGCGTGCCGTCCGCCACGGCCTGGCCGATCGCGACGAGCCCCGTGATCTGGGCTCCGTTCAGCGCCGTCCGCTGCACATCGCCGCCGGCCGCCGCCTTGCCCTTGCCGCCCATCGGATTCCCGTCCTCGTCGACCTCGGGCGCGACCGCGGCCGAAAGCTGGTAGTGATAGACGTCCCCTTCCGGGTCGGGCTCGTAGCCCAGCGTCTCGCGGGCCTCGTTGAGCTGGATCACGTCCGCGAGGTAGTCCTCCCGCGTCCGCTGGTGGACCGCGTCCAGCGACTCTTGCAGCTCCTGGATGTGGGTGTAGTCGTACTCGCAGCAATATTGCTGCGGGTCGGAGCCGAACTCCGGCAAGAGGTCGAACCGGACCGTGTCGGCGATGAGCTCCTGGGTGCTGACGATCCCGCCCCACGAGGTCCGGTTGGCCTCGCCGAGGTTCGCATACGTCTTGCCGGGGTCCGGCAGACCCACCGACATCGGGGCGACGCCCATGGACGAGAGGATGCGGGCGGTGGGGATCACGGGGAAGTCGATCAGGTTGAGCTGCTCGGGCGAGAACCCGATCGACTCCACCTTGTACTTGCCCCCGAGCACGATCGTGTTGCCGCGCTCGTCGCCGGTCGTCATCTCGCGGAACCGGTCCCGGATCGTGTCGGCATCGACCTGGGTCGGCCGGAGCTGGTCGCTGTCGGGCACGATCACGAGGCCCGGCACGCCGGAGTTGCGGAGGATCGCGGCCCGGTAGCCGGACTCCTCGTTGATGGTGCAGACCTCCCGGATGCAGGACCGCAGGGCGCAGAGCCCGAGCCGGTCGTTCCGCGGGTCGATCCCGTCCCGGAAGTGGATCACGTCCTCGGGCGGCAGGTAGTAGACCTGAGAGTCAATCCTGACCTTGTAGCCGTCGATGTAGGCCGAGCCGTCCGCCGGCCACGTCGGCATCGTGCGGAAGTGCGGCAGCCACCAGAGCTCGACAACCCGCCCGCCCCGGTCCCGGACCTTGTAGACGTAGGCGTTGCCGTCGACCTTCAGGCTGAGGCCGATCGCCTTCTCCATCGTGCGCCGGGTGTAGTACGGGTTGGGCCGCGCCCACAGTTCGGCCAGCGGGTGCCGGCCCACCGGCTCGAAGTCCCCGTTGCGCTTGATGCGGCTGACGTGGAACCTCGGCCGCGGGTAGCGGTTGCCCAGCCAGTCGAGGCAGAGGCCGACGACGGGGTTGGACCAGAAGTCGCCCGCCTCGCGCTCGTAGTCGAACCGCGAGCCCGGCATGAGCAGCCGGTAGCGGGTCCAGCCCTGGCCGCCTTGGCGAGCCCAGATCCCTCCAGTAATCTTGGAGAAGATTTGTTGGAACGGATTCGCCATCAGACGTGTGCCCACCGCTTCCGGGCAACGATGCGCCCGATGGTGTTCTCGTGGACCGGATAATCGCGAGAAATAGCCACTAGACTTTCACCCCGCTCCGCTCGTTCACGAATCCTGATCACATCGTCAATGGTCAGCTTGGCACTCCCGTGAAGCTCACCCTTGGAGGTGATCTTGTCGGTGCCATGCCGAACCTTGTCGTCGTTGTTCTCCTGGGGGGTTCCCCAGGCCAAATTCTCGATCGCGTTGTTGGCTCGATTGCCGTCCAGGTGACGGCAGACCTTCCCGGCCGGGCGTGGCCCCGCGAAAGCGTCAAGAATCAGGGCATGAACACGGAGAAGCCTGTCCGTCCTCAAGTGCGTGACCCGATAGCCGTCGCGGTCGCTTCCGCACTTGAGACGCCGCCATTGGTCGCAGACAACAAGCTCGGCCCCTCTGCCATATCCAAGGCTCTTACGCCGCCATCGGCTCCACACCGAGCCGTCCGACCCGAATCGGTATCCGGGGTGCTGTCCCAGTTCGCGATATTCAACAGACGTGGTATGATCTGAGGTGGGCATGGGTCTTGCTCCTAACAAGGTCCGTGTCAAGAGCGGCGGTCGGAGTGATGATCCGTCCGTCGCTCGTGTCATTATATCAAATCACGTTATCGCGATCAACGATTCGTCTGCTTGGGGCCACTCCCTCCGGGGGGAGGCGGACGCCATGGGCTCGTATTCGGTGGATTCTGACAGCCCTTGATCTCTGAGCCGCCCATGTACGGCCGCATGCGCTGCCAGATGCCGCCCCGGATCTTGGTGAACAGGTTCTGGAAGAGGTTGGCCATCAGGTGAACGCTTCAGCCTTCCACGTCGGGACACCACAAAGTGCGGTGAACGAGTCGGTGGCGTCCTCGTTCTCGTCGATTTCCCAGATCGCCACGCCGTCGGGCGGCGCGGATGCTTTCGGTATCCAGGATGCGAAGAAGAAGTGAGTCCACATCAGAATGCTCCGGCCGAGTACGTCCCGAGTTGGTCCAGTTCCGCGACGAAGTACCGCATCGCGTCCGAGCCGTGGTCGTTGACCTTGAGCGGCTCCTCCTTCGGTGCCCGGTTGGGCAGGGGAGGGGCCCAGACGTAGCCCGGCATCTCCTCCACCGTGCACGTCGGCTTCTTGGCCTCGACCAGCCGGGCGTCACGCTCGACCACGCAGTTCCTGAAGGCGAACAGCCGCGGCCTGCCGTCGTCCTGCTTGCGGAGCCGCTTCTGCACGGCCTCGATGCCGGGCTGCACTTCCTTGCGTGCGCCGACGTTGACGATCCCGCATGCGTTGAGCGTCGCCCGGTCCTCCGCGTCCCAGTCGGCCGTGGTCCACTCGATTTTCTCGCCCTCGCCCAGCCGATTGATCAGCGCGGCCCAGTCGGAGACCAGCCGCCCCGGCCCGTACAGCTCGCGGTAGAGGTAGGCCCGGCCGTCCGGGTCAGTTGCCCACCACTGGCAGACGAACGGGTTGGTGTACCCGAAGTCGATCGCCCGGTATCGCGGCCATCCCGGCGGGATGTCGAACGGGTCGACGAGGTGGACCGCGTCGTCCCACTCGTCGTAGATCTGGCCCTCCGCCCCGGCCCAGATGCCCTTGCGGAGCCGCAGGAACCGGACGCCCGTGAGCCGCTCGAGCCTCGCGAGGTACTTCTCGCCCTCCGGCGTCCAGGCGTCGCCACGGTAGTACCGCGGGTTGTCCTCGTGCCGGGTCGGCCACAGCTCGAGGTTGCCCGCCTCGGCCCGCTTCTTGATCCAGTGCGTGGGGGCGTCTGGGTTGGTGTCGGACAGCATCTGCTGGTACGGCATGACACCGTTACGCAGCCGGCTCGACAGGTCCTCGTAGGCCCCCTCGGTCGCCTCCCTGGCCTCGTTGACGTAGATCAGGTCATATTCGGTCGACATCACCTTGGACGGCTTGTCCAGCCCGCCCACGACGACCTCCGAGCCGTTGGGGTAGACGTAGCTCTGCCGCACCCGCCGCTGGCACCGTGCCGCGATCCGGTGGTACCAGGGCTTGCTGAGCGTCGCCGTCTCCCACGTCACCAGGGCCGACTGCGTGAGGCTCTCCCGCGTCTGCCGGACGATCAGGGCCCGCATGCCGGGATACCGCTGCGCCGCCCGGTGGATCTTCCACAGGATCGCGACGCTCTTGCCCGTGCCGGCCGGCCCCTCCAGGCAGACCTCCGGCTCGCGGCTCGTGACGACGCGGCCGAGGTTGCCGCGGAGCTCAAGGGTCGATTGCGTTGCCGTGCTCATCGGTGGCGGGCGGGTCTTCCGGATCGTCCTCCGCGGTCGATTCTTTCGGGCTCGGGCCTTCCAGCCACTTCAGCATGTCGAGCAGGAACGTCGGGCTGTTCTCGGCCGCCTCCCAGAGCTTGCGGGCCGCCTTCTGCCGCCTGGCCTCCTCGGGCTCGGACGGGTCGGCCTGCTCGAGATAGAGCTTCAGCGCGGACCTGACCGTGCGACCCTTCGGCCGCCCGTTTGGGTTCCCAGACTGCCCCTTTTCCCAGGGTATGAGGTTCTGTTCGTTCGCCACATCAATTCTGTGTTCGGTCTGTGTTTAACATCCCCGCGCCGCCAGGCCCCTACAGCGGACGACGCGGGGCACACCCGAAGGTGTCTGCGGTGTATTGGTTCAGCTGCCCTTGCTGCCCGTGATATCGGCCGCCGTCACGTCGTCGAAGCCGCCGACTTTGGTGGTGGGCTTGTCGCCGAAGGTGAGCCATGCATCCTGCCTGAACACATCATCGGTCGGCTCGACGAACGGCCCATTGGTGCAGAGATCGAATTCAAGATAATGCAGCCTTCTGCTACGCTGAACCTTCCACGGCTCACGAGCAGTTTCACACTCGGCGTCGGTCGCCTTGCGAATTGCCACCAGTTGACACTTGATCGGCTCGCCCATGACGCCTTTCGCTGGTTGATACCCGCCCCGGCCTTGTGCCAACCGGGGCGGGCGGGAGATCGAGATGACTGATTCTCGTCTGGGCCGGTGTTCAGGCGGATGCGTGGCCGCCGCGAGGGGCACCGCCGGCTGGCCCCGTTGCACCCTAGTTTATGTCTCGCATGGGCCTGGCCATTACCCCAGGCGTCTTCCGATGACCCGTGCGGCCCCTTGCCGTCTTGGCTACTCACCGCACTCGGATCGGACGTTGATGGACTGCTTAAAGGAGTGCGCACTCCGTCAGCGGTTTCTGCAACTACCACCGATTACGCTCGTGGTTCAGGCTTCCGGGGGCGTGACGGGCGGGAACGACGGGTCCGGGTCGATGCCGGCGAGCTTGGCCTTCAGGGCGTCGAGTTCGGCCTGCTCCTCGGCAGTCGTCTCGAAGCCGGCAGCGATCTGGGCCTCGAGGGCCGTGATCTGGGCCCGGAGGGCGGCGGCCTCGGCGGTCGCCACCTCGCTGGCGTGCGTGACGTCTTCGGCGATCCGGGCGATGGCGGCGTCGGCGGCCGCGTTGGCGGCCTTCAGTTCGTCGAGGCGAGACAAGATGGCATCTCCTTTGGTGATGAGCTGGCGGGCGATCGCCGTCAACTCCGGGTCGAGGACGTGGACGATCCGATGGACGAGGGTGAAGATCATTGCTTGACCGGCTCGATCGTCACCGTGGTGGTGACCCGGACGAGCTGGCCGGTGTGGGGGTGCGGGACGATCGCGGTGCTGGTGTGGGTCATGGGATGAAGCTCACGAGGAGGCCGATGATGAAGCCGACCAGGCAGCCGGCCACGAACGCGATCCCGAGGCATGCCATGATCTCGCGTTCGTCCGGATCGGCGAACCAGGGGCGTTCAGGGTTTGCCATCGAGGTCCGGGTCTGGGCTGAACTCGATCGGCTCGAGCTTCACGTTCGATTCCTGCTCGAGCTTCTTCCGGAACGCTTCGAGCCTGTACCGGCTCTGGGCCTTGATCAGCCGCGTCCCGTAGTAGGCGTTCATCACGGCGAAGTAGATCGAGCCGACGATCGGGATCAGCCACAGGAGATTCTCCGTGGTCAGCCACCCGATCCCGCCCGTGACGGCCAGGCCGACCCCGACGACCGTGGACTCGTGGCCGTTATCGCCGGCGCGGATGGCCTGTTCCATGATTTCGCTCAACATTTAATGTCGCCTCCGAGGTTGGAATTCGGTTCCAATGTCGGAAGCGAAAATATTTCGGTCTCGACGTCGACTAGCCGATGATCCATGTTGGGGACCTTCCCGCTCACCACGGGGGGTCTCAAGGGGGGCGGGCGAGCTGGTAACTCTCCCGCCCTCCGGTCTTCACCCAGTTCAGCCGACCAGCCGGTCGCGGATGTAATCGCACGCCCTGAGGTAGCAGTCCCGCACCGAGTTGACCCTGCGGCCGAGGATGTGGGCCGCCTCGCCGTAGTTCCGGGCGCCGGGCCCGTCGAGGCCGGCGACCACGTAGACCGTCTCGGCCTGCACGTCCGTGAGGCCGTCGAGCCAGCGCGGCTCGGGGGCGTCGGGTGTCTGGTCGGGCATGGCATCCAACACCTCGCTGCCGACCCCGATCACCTGCGTCTTGGCGAGACGCCGCTTGGCCGAGTGGAGCCGCTGCCGGACCCGCCACCGCAGCGTCTGGGCGGCCCAGCGGGGCAGCGATCCGCCCGTGAGGGTGTAGCAGGCGTAATAGGCCGCGTCCCACACGACCGGCTCCCAGTCGACGCCGGGGTGCCGCAGCGACAGCACCGTGGCCTGCCGGTCCACCCAGCCCCGGAGCGACCCGATCCGGTCGTCGATGTCCGGCACCTCGCCGAAGTGGCCGGCGATCTTGGACAGGAATGCCCCGTACGGTGTCGGCATCGCCCTACGCCTCGACCTTCCAGGGCGGGTGCTGCACCGCGGCGATGATGCCCAGCACGGCCGTCCCGATCGTCGGGGCGTCGCCGTCCCAGCAGCCCTTGACAAGCATCGCGACCAGCGAGACCAGCGTCGAGATCCACGTCACCTTGCCGGCCAATCGATCACCCGCCCTTCTCTGGTTCCTGAGGGTTAATCTCTGGGGTCCAGCGGCCGCGCCTGGTAGTCGGCCTCCCACGCGCCGCCGACGACCCAGCCGAGCACGCAGCCGACGACGAAGGCGAGCAGGAGGATATTCAGCATCCCGGGAAGTCCTCGAGGTCGACCGGGGCCGGCTCGAGGTGCCGCACGTCCATCAGCCGCACGGGCTGCACCATGGCGTCGCGTGCAAGTCGCAGATGGGCCTCCCGGTAGTGGTGCCCGAGCGCGACGCCGATGTACTCGACGCGGTAGACCTCGCTCTCGCCCTTGACCCTCACCAGCGACTTCTCTCGGATCGTCATGAGAACACCAGATTCAGCGCCCGCTTGGGATTGAGGCAGTGCGGGCTGTACCAGATCCGCTCTCGTCGGGCGTTGGGGTTGCCGTGAACGGCCTGGTTGCCATAGCCGCCCCGCGCCTTCCACGCCACGACCGCCCAGCCGTGCCGCTCAAGCTCGTCGTGCTCGCCCTCGTAGCCGCACAGGGCGATCCTGATCCGCCGGTCGTCGCCCCGCTCCAGGCACCACTCGCGGACGTCATGGGCAACGCCCGTGTCCTCGTGGCTGTACAGCTCGTTGTCGCGGCCCGCGTCGGCGGAGTAGGGGGGATCGAGGAACACGGCCGTCAGGCCCTGCTTGACCGTGGGCGTCGGCCCGCAGACCCGAGACCAGTCGCCGCAGCAGACCCGGACGCGACGGAGCCGGGCCGACAACGCCGCGAAGTATTCGTAGATTTCGCCCCTGCCCTGATCCCCCAGGTGCGGGAGCTGCTTGCAGTGCGTCTTCTCGCCCACGCCCTGATCCCCCAGGCGCGGGAGCTTCTGGCTGGGCCTGTCGATGCCCACGCCCTGATCCCCCAGGCGCGGGAGCTGCTTCCAGTGCGTCTTCTCGCACCAGCCGCTGCCAATCCACTTGCACTGGCCCCAGACCCACCAGCCCGCGACCTTGGCGTCGTAGAAGTCCGGGTCGGTCTTCATCGCCTCCCGGAACTCGGAGCGGGCGACGAGCCACAGGTGCCGGGCGTGGAGGTCGGCCTCGTTGACGGGCCAGTCTGCCCACCTGGCGACGGACTCCGGGTCGTGGTGCAATGCCCGCCAGAAGTTCGCCACGTAGCAGTCGGCGTCGTTGATCGTCTCCGGCCCGTCGAACGGCTGCGGGCGGCCCAGCAGGACCGCACCCGACCCGTAGAACGGCTCGACGTAGTTCCGCACGTTGCCGAACCGGGCCCACACGTCGCGGGCGACGGACGACTTGCCTCCGAACCAGGGATAGGGGCTGCGGAGCAGGGCTGTCACGGCTTCGGCCTCACCATCTTGGGCTTCGTTTGCTCGGCCTGGCTGACGGGCTCGGCCATCGCGTTGATCACCGCCTGCCTGCCGTCCGTCACGGTCGCGGTGTAGATCCCGTCCTTGAACCACACGAGCCCCACCGCAGCCTGCCCGTTGACGGTGCCGAGGACGGGCTGCGTGGGCCTGGACGATTGCGGCTGCTGCTGGGCCACGAGGACCAGGAACACGCCGGCCAGCAGCCAGCCGAGGGCGATCAGGAGAGCAGGGCCGCCAGCCGATTCCAGAGCGCGGCGTCCGCCTCCACTTTTTTTTCGAGGTCAGCCACCTTGCCCCGGAGTGCCGCCACTTCGGCCTCGAGTGATGCCACGATCGCGTCTTTGTCCATCGGTGCCCTTCTGTGTGTGAGACCCCGGCCGCCATCGTGCGAGGAATGACGGCCGGGGGGCGACCTGCAGAGGCGTGCTTCAGTTGTCCGTGGGCCTGAGGCGATCCATGATGGACCTCCGCTCTTTCCGCGTCTTCGGCTTCGCGGGCTTGGCCTTCGGCTTGCGTTCCGGCTTCGGGTCGGTCGCGGGGTGGCGGCGGAAGATCGGCATGTGGTCGCACCCGCTCTCGCCGCAGACCTCGCAGTAGAAGCACGAGCCCTTGCGGATCGGCCCGTAGTGCGGGCAGGCGGAGCGGGGCGTCAAAGGCGTCAGGGGATACATCGGGACGAGCTTCGGCGTCTTGCCGTGCTCCGCGCCCGCAGGACGTTCCAGGAGCCGCGCCCGCTCGATCCCGTTGTAGATGGTCTTGACGCTCTTGATGCCGAAGCGTCGGGCGATATCCCTACATGACATCCCTCCCCTTCGTGCCTTCAGGAACAGCCGGTCCTGCTTGACGGTGCTCGACGTGCTCAAGTCGGCTGCCCTCTCGCGGTGAGGTCGAATCGGTAGAGGATACCACGACCCCTGGGTAATGACAACGATCATGTCATGACTTTAACGCAACTCAAGTCATGACATCGGGATAAAAATTCCGATAGTGTAACGCCGTCACCCGCCGATCGGTGCCATCGGTGCCGGGATCGGCGATTTCCCCTGGATTTTCGCGTCGTCGTAACTGATGGATGTAATGCGACTTACGTTGATTTTCACGTCTATTTCGCGGATAATATGCGGGATTGAGCTTGGCCGAATCGGTGCCGCGTGGCACCGTTGCCCCCGAAGGGGGGATCAGCCAATGCCAAGGACGGCGAAGCAGCCGTGGTTCAGGACGAGCCACCGGGCCTGGTACGTCAAGATCGGGGGCCGGCAGCTTCAACTCGTCCTCGAGCATCGGGGCGACCTTCTTCAGGCCCCGCTTGAC